AATAAAAAACTTACCATCTGATGGGTCAATCCCAGCGAATATAGCAGGAGCACCGTCCCATTTAACTGTCATGTTTACTTTAGAATCTGAGTTTCCAGACAACATGTCTCTTAAAGATAAAAGAAATCGAACAGCAGCACGACCACCATCGACCCCAAAGTTTAAAATTTCATCCTCAAGGTGTTCTAGGTGTAAATTTTTTCCACCCTTTGATTCATTAAGATATTTTGTAAATGATTTCATTAGTAAAGTTTCCCGAATGGCCCAAATATCTTTCCCTTCTTCTGGGCAAGATATGTTAAAGTTGTTAGTAAATCATCTCTTTTTTCGTCATTTGTAATAGAGACAATTTCACACACCAAATGCAGCTGCATCAATTTACTATGAGCATAATCTGGTCTGGATGTATTAAATACCGATACCACATTCTTTTGAAACTGGTTTTCGGTTATTCCTGTATATTGTTTTATTTTATTGAATTTATACAAGAATCTATTATAATCATTCATAAATTCTTGTTCGGATGTAGGATAGTTTTTGTTATCGTTATCCCAAGTAAGGCCTTCATCTATAAAAATTTTTCTGGCCATATCTAAAGGAACTTTACCAAGTCTTGCAGAAGTCGCACCCAAGTCTGTCCCTTCAATTTTTAAATTATTAAACCCAGCACTATTTTGTCTGATTTGAAATTTAATTTTTCCCTTTTTACCTTCTACAACAATTTTGGTATCTGAGTTAACAAACTCTCCATTACCTTTTGTTTTTAAATTTATATCAATATCAGAAAGTTTAAAATTATATTCTTTATCATCGAAAATATCCATATTTTCTAGATTCACAAGTTCCCATTTTGCAGTTCTCCCAGACATTTTCTTTAGAGAAATTCCAACGATTCTTCTCTCATGAAACATATCTCTAAGAATAGCATTAAATTCTTAATGAAGTTACATCGTCTAATACCTTTTCTTTCAAGGTATTTTTTACTTTATTAAGGTCAGATACTAGCCATATATCTGCAGGATTCCAAGTATCCTTTTTTGCAATACCATATTTTTGTTTGCAAATACTAGTAATATAATCCATAAACCCACCATCTCTGGAGTAGTGTCCATATCTGGTGTTTCCGACTTCTCTATATGTGGTGAGTTGTTGCTGGAAGAATGTGTTTTCCCATTCTTCATTCATTGCAGGATATATCGTTTTCAAATCATTGCGATATAATTTCATAAAGGCGCCTTGATTAGTATACCCATTATTTTCAATACTTTTTTGTATTGCAAAAAGAGAGGCGAGTTCTTGCATCTGGGTAGTTTTCCCATCAGAACCGCCTCCCATTCCACTAAAGGGCGCTTTATCTATTTGTGTCCACTTGTATCCATTAAAAATGGGAAGGTACTGGCCACCTTTTGTTAAAGAACCTGTAACTCTAGGTTGTGATTTGTCCTTCACTGCCCCAAGAAACTTTTTTACTTCTGGAGTCAATTGAACTACGGCCTTTGATCTATCCGCAAACTTTAGTTCTTTTTTACCATTAATAACATCTGCAACCATATTCAAATATGGTTTTTCAAACTTTGCTTCTTTTGATCCAAGGTTTGCCAATGGAATTCCCTTTTTATTAAGTTAATACCATTATTTATAATTTTACATATAATGGAGATATGTACCGACAACATACTTATCATCAGACTTTGCGGGCATACATTGATGTGGGTGTGTCCAGAAAGGTGGCCAGATGGCAAGTCTTCCCTTAACTGGATTCACACTTAGATTATAATCTGGGAAAACGGTCTCCCCACCCTCTTCGACATCATTCAAATAAAAGAAACATGCAACAAATCTTTTTGCAGATAAGTGGTCTCCAACATCTGAATGATATTTAAAATCATCAGCAGAACCCTTAGTATATTTTTTCATTTTAATTTCTTCGTTGACACACTGGCCAGGAAAAAACATAATGTTATTATGTCTGCGATACATTTCAGTATACTCAGAAATAATACTTAAAAGTTTCATAGAAAATTCTTCAAACTCTGGGAACTTTTCAGATAGTTCTGGGTCAAAGAAATTTACTTCGGTATATGTTCTCGCTTCGGTATTTACTTTTCTGTGATGTTCGTTTGCATCTTCAAACAATTCAATCATCTTAGTACAATCTTCATCAGATAAAACATTATCCCAAACAGAAATAAATGCCCGTTGGCCATCTGGTGGTCGTATATCAAAATTATCTTCATCTACTTCAAAATGAACTGTTGTTTCTGCAGTAGTTGCAGTATTTGCTTCTTGTGTCATATTTTTATCTCCACACTTCCAATTTTTTTCTTTCCTTCGTTTTGAAAATTCTTATAGGATGATGTACTCACTTCTTCTACGATATCATCTTGTGCAGAATTTTCTGCATCGTACAGTCGCATCTTTGGCCTATCGATTCCGACAACAAAGCGTTTATGATTATTAATGTCATTATATCTATTCTTCAATTGTTTAACCAAAATCTGATTCATGTCTTCCAACTCTTCAGTAGATATCAACGCAAACATCAAGTCTGCAGTCGCAGGAAGTCCAAAAGACTCTGAAGTATCTGTTAAGTCAACATCTGTATTTGAGTAGCCAGAACGAGTGGTCTGTGTCGCACTGATGATAGGTACATTATTCTCAACAGCAAGTCCTCTCAGTTCTTCTGCAATTGATTTTACAAGAGTATAAGAGTTTATACCAGCACCATATCGAATTCTTGCAGAACTACAAATATTCAAATAATCAATGAATATAACATCAGGGGTAAAGTTCTTTTTCAGATGCAATTCATTCAACAAATGTCTAAAGTGATTTGCATTTGCAACTGCAGTTGGATACTCTTTAATAATCAACTTACCAGTGGTTTTGTTTTTAATCTTTTCTATTTTCTTCTCAAATGAAGATTTCGAAGTACTTGCAACATCCGCAATAGAAATGTTAAGCAAGTTAGCATCAATTCTTTCTGCAATTTTTTCTTCAGACATTTCTAATGTAATGTATAAAACATTTTTCCCCATCATATAATGGTTTGCTGCAAGGTCACACATAAACAAAGATTTACCAACACCTGTACCAGCAAGAGCAACATTTAATGTTTTGTTCGATAGTCCACCTTTGGTAATTTCGTTGAATAATTCCAAGTGAAAAGGTATCTTTTCTTCTACTCTATTATAAAACTCAAATCTAGTTTCAAAATCATCAACAAAATCATGTCCAATATGTGTATCAAATGATACAGCAAGTGCATCCTGTAGTAGTTTTGGTAAATCACCCTTCTGATCTTCATGGTCATTCAATATACTGATAGATTTCATAACTGCATTATATAATGCACGTTCTTGACACCACTTTTCAGTATGGTCTACTTGCCAGTCTGTTTGTTTCTCATCCGTTTCTTTTAATGACTCAATAAGAGCATGTGACTCTTTAAAATTATTTTCACTCAAACTAACATCATCTAATGATATCATTAAAGAATCTTTGGTTGGTGTAGTATTGTATTTTTCAACATGACTACGAATCAACTCAAATACAACTTTATTTGGTTCACTAGTAAAATAATCTTTTTCTAGGTATGGCAATGTTCTTCGCACATAATCTTCATTAGAATATAATGCACTTAGAATTATACTTTCACTTAATTCCATTCAATTTATCCGCTTCATCATAAAGTTTTTTTGCTTCAGACTCTAAGGTCTTCGCTCTATTATGTAGTTCTATAATCTTTTCTTCTTTAGTTAAAGTTTTTTTTTGATCGATCAAAGTAATTGTTTCTGGTTCTTTATCTTCAGTACCATAAACTTCTTTCCACTTATCTGTAGGACATCTTAGATTTGCAATCTTTGCTTTTGCAGGCATAAAACATCCACACTTTTTACATACGAGTGCCAAACCTTGAAAGTGTTCACACCCTCTACAAGTATTGAGTCTTTGTTTATACACATGTTTAGAAGCAAAGATTTTCATCTAATTACCAACTCTATATTTCTTTTTCAAGAAGTCATTGAACTTAGAGTCCGCCAGTAGGTTTTCCCAAAACTCCATGGAATGAGTTTCTTTTTCACGAAACTTCTTATCATCAACTTCACCAGTTTCTGGATCAACCATTTGATACCATCCACCAGATCTAGATATTACACCATAATCTAGTGCCATGTCAAGAAGACCTGATGTTTTATCTACACCATTATCCCAAGATACTGAAATTGGAATTTTAGATTTTTCTTTAACAAACCTAGACTTCTCCACATTGATTACAAAGTGATAACCTTGAATTTCTGCACCAACTTTATCTTGTTGTCTACCTACAATCCAAATAGTATCTGCACTATAATACATTCCAGTACCACCAGAAACTACCTTTGTTGGATACAGTCCTTGAGAATCGTATGTATGATTAATTGCAACCATTGGAATATCTTTCATTGTTAGATGTGGAGTTACCATTCTAAACAAAGACTTGAATTGTTTTGCTCTTGTCATATCGGCGGCGGATTTTTGATTCTCCGCATCTTCTACTTCTTTTTTGGACGCAAGGTTTCCTACAGAATCAACCATGATAAAAAGTTTGTCTTCTGTTTCGATTTCTTTTAACTGCGAAACTATATCAAATTTTAATTCTTCCAAATCAGTAACTGGAATATGTACAACTCTTGATGTATCGATATCGAACACATCAAAATAATTTTGCGGTGTACCAAATTCACTATCATAAAAAAGTGCAACACCTTCTGGATACTTGTCAAGATATGCCTTCATCATAATCAAACCAAATGCAGTCTTGAAGTGTTTACTAGGGCCTGCAATCATAGTCAACCCAGATGTATATCCTTTATCCAACGAACCAGAAAATGCAACATTCACTGCAGGAATGTTTGTAGGAATATTATCCTTTTCGTGTAGAAATGGAGATTCGGAAAGAGTATTAACTCTTCCGTCTTTGAAAGAAGTATTCTTTCTCAATTTACTCATTAGTCCAGACATATTATTCTCCTATTAAAAAAAATCGTCTATTGTGAATATTTTTTCAACCTTCCATCCAATAGCATCAGTGATGGTTTTAATTGGATCAAGGAAGGCCTTTTCGAATTGTTTTGTATAGTCAATGTAATCATTTAATCCAAACTCATTTGGAATAACTGATGCCATCGCAATGGTATTATTGCCAATTGGATTTGGTTCTTTAAGGTAAACAAACTTAATCTTTTCGCCCTCCTTAATAACTGGATAAGTCATATCCAATTTATGTTTCTTAACCAAATTATTGAAATGAATGACACCCTTTACATGGATGGGCGTTCCTTTCTTGTATAGTTCTGCAGAATCGAAATACTTTCGTAATCCGTTGACACTTCTAGGAAATGCAACCTCATCTACAGGAAAGGTTTTAAAGTCTTCTCTAAAAGTGTCGATAAACTGAATAAGTTCATCGTTATCACCACCCATAATAACCTTAAAGGATTCT